CCCATGATCCCAACCCCGCAAAAACTCGCCTCGCGACTCAGGCAAGCGGAAGTTACCCGCCCCCTCACCCCCGGTATTGAACATAGTCCCCAGATAAGCCGCCAGATCCGGATAGGTCGCAGCACTCTGCACACTGCCATCCACCTCCAGGAATCCGGCCGGCACCGTGCCCTTGGGAAACGGCACCATCGCCCCCACCGGCAAGGCCGACATGTTCTTCAACAGCGCCTCGATCTCCGCCTTGGTATAGGTCACCGACTTGGTATAGGCATCGGTGATCCCGTAATCGGCCAGGGTGGTGCGGATCTTCTCCGGTGGGATCGAATCACGCACGATCGCCTTGATCGCCGCCAGCAACTGGTCATGCTCGGCCTCGGCCGGCTCTTCCCCTCCTGCACGAATCACGTTGAGCAATTCGTCGGTCACTGCATTACCCCAATCGGAAGAAATCATTGAGCCGACTTGGCCCGTGACGGGGTTCTCATCGACAAACTTTCCGTTCAACAGCCCTACGCTGGGAACACTTTTCGGATAGTCCACGTATTCCTGTCCTCTCTAGTCATAGTTGATGTACACCTGTGTATGAGCCGGCGTACTGCGATGGACAAGGCACTCCAGGGCGCTGCCCGGGTTCATGCCAAAACGTTCGCCCCAATAGCTGGCGCCGAAGCGCCGGCCCAGTTGCAGGCGGCCGCCGGTATTGAGGGTCCACATGAAGTTCGCCCGCCAGGTGCCGAAATGCGCGTGACCAAAGCGTGAGCGGCCCATGCGCGGGGTACTCAGCTCAGTGACGCTGGCATTGGGATAGCCCTGGCTGCGGGCGATTTCGACGAAGTAGGCGGCGCGCTGGCTGCCCACTGCCAACAGACGCCGGCGCACGGCCAGGCGCCGGTCTTCGAACAGCGGGGTCAGCCCCAGGCAGGGGTCGGGCAGGTCCATGACCTTTTCCCAATCCGCCACCAGTTCGCTGACGCTGGCCGGGTCCATTTCGTTTTGCAGGTCCACGGCCCGGGCGTCGATGCGCGCCAGCTCCTGGGAGATGCCCTGCAACACCCGTTCAAGCTCCGGCACCTGTTCCGGGTCCCAGGCCGGGCCGCTGGGCAGCAGGCTGCGCAGCTGGCCCTGGTACTGGGTGGCGCTTCTTATTGCAGCCATTGGCAACCTCCGAATACCAGCAACTGATTATTCGCCGCCGGCACATCGGCCAAGGGCGCCAACAGTTGGTGATCCTGCTCGCCGGTGGCGCTGCTGATGGCTTCGCGGATATGGCTGAGCAACAGGGTCTGGCCCAGGCCGGCCTCGCGGCTGTGTAGGTCGCGCAACTGGCTCTCGACGGCGGCGCGCACCGCGCTGGTGTCGGGGGTCAGGCGCAACGTGTAGGTCACCGGCAGCATCACCGGGGCCAGCACATGCACCTCGGCGGTGACCGGGCGCAGCGGCTCGATATAGGCCTGGACCTGCGCCAGTTGCTCGGCGTTGGGAATCGGCTGCAGGTCGTCGTCACGCATGACGAACAAGCCCACGGTGCCCGGCCCCAGGTAATTGCGCCGGCACCAGGCACGGGTGATGCCCGGGCACTCCATGGCCCAGGTTTCGTAGTCGTCCGCCGAGCCGCCATGGGGAATGATCCGATAGGAACGGATCACCCGCGAGCGCAGGGATTCGAGGCTTTCCCGGGCCACGCCACCGCTCAGGCCCGGGGCCAGGACGGTGAACGAGTTGCTGATGCCCTGCACCGGCTGCACCGCGGTCAGCTCCAGGCCGGCATCGGCATTGCCCAGGGTACCGCCGTCGACGGCCTGGATCGTGGTGCTGTTGAGGCCTGCGCTGGTGGTGCGCGCGGCGGTCACTGTGTAGCTGCGACCGTCGCTGCTTTGCAACAGGATGCCGAGATCCAGCACGGCACCGGCTGCCGCGGTGAAACTGACGCTGCCACTGGCCGCCTGGGCGGTCTTGCGCGGCTGGTTCAGGCGCAGCGCGGCGATGCGCTCCAGGGTCGACTCATCGGCCTTGTCCGGAAGGATCTGCTCGGCGATCCAATCCAGGTAGCCATACAGGCCAAAGGCGGCGCCGCTCAGGGTGCGGGCCAGCACTTGGGCATCGGACTGGCGCAGCGAATCGCTGGCCAGGTCGCTTTGGGTGCGCTGAATCAGCACCGGCAGCGAAGGGGTTTCAAACGGCATAGGTCACCTGCCAACTGTGAATGGGGTTGAGGTCCAGACGTTCGCCGTCGGCCAGGATCAGCACCGTGCGCAGGTTCAGGCGCTGGGCATCGAGGCGTTCGCTGAGGATCTCGACAGCGTTGCAATGACCATCGTCGATCAGCCACTGCAGGGCCTCGCGGGCATAGAACTCGGCATCGAGCTGGGTCTGCCGGCTCAGCTTGACCCGGCGCAACAGCCACAGCCGCGAGCCGATACGGTCGTCGGCCACGCTGGGAAAACTGTCGCCCCACCAGCCGTAGCGCTGGTCGTCATCCAGGGCGTCGTCATCGGCGGCGCGGCGCCAGGTGAACAGGCTGATTTCCACAGCCCGGGTCAGGGCGTTCTTCAGGTCATAAGTGGCGAACATGCTTAACCTCCCACCGGCGCGCCGGTCTGCCCCGGGCCGGGTTGCACGCCGCTGTGGACGTGGTTGATCTGGCTGATGCCGGCGGCGACCTGATCGCCCTGGGAGACGATCTTGCCGCTCATGCTCAGGGTCGGGCTGTCGATGATGACGCCGCTGCTGGCGCGGATATTCAAGGTGGCGGTGTCGATGTCGATGACCCGCCCGCGCTTGAAGTGAATCTTGTCGCCCTCGTCGGTGTAGATCGCCACTTCACCGGCGGCCAGGGCCTTGAGGCGATAGCGCCGGTCGGCCACCACCAGCACCACTCCATGGGAGCGATCGCCGCCGAGGAAGGTGGCGATGCCCTCGGCGCCGGCCAGGGGGTTGCTGGTAAAACCGTAAGGCTCGAAATGCTCCATGTCGTCGTTGACCTCGCCGGCGGTGAGGCGCATTTGCAGCGATTGCAATTTGTTGGCCGAATGGGCGAGCACCACGGTGCCCCGCGCCAACAGGCGTGTCAGTAGGCTCATGCTGGGTTCCTTGGGGGGAGAAGAGCCGGCTTGCCGGCGAACAGGGATTGCGCGGTTTCGTGCCGGGTGCCTTCGCCGGCCAGCCGGCTCCTGCGGTTGGGCGCAGGTTTCAGTTTTTTTCGGGTGTCGGGTTGGCATCGAAGGTCTGCGGCGGCGCCACCTGCAAGGTGGTGATGGAGCCCTGGTCGGACAGCGACCAGGTGACCTTGGAGATCAGCATGTCCTGGTCGAAACCCAGCACCGGGTCGATGACCCGCACCAACGTGTTGTGTCGCCACAAATCACCATTGCTCTGGCGCCAGCCCTGCACCTGATAGGTGGTGGTCAGCGCCTTGCCGGTGCGGGTGCCGCACTCCCAGTCAGCCCGCTGCTGAGCCAGTTCCGCACTCAGTTGCGCCGCCTCGTTGATCACCGTCACCCGTTTGCGCGAAGCCCGGGCATCGCTGGCCTGGCCGGACACCTCGCAGACCGCGACACCGCTGCTCTGGTCGCTGCCCTTGTGCTGGCCGATCACCCGGTACTCGGAAAACACCGCGGAAAAATCCATCGCTGCATTGGCCGAAAGAATGTTCTTGCCCAGCTCCAGGGCATCGCTGGCGCGCCCGCCGCTGCCCGGTGCCGCCAGCAGCAGGTAGCCGTCGGCGTCATCGGTGGAGAACACCCGGTACAAGGTCAACAAGCGGTCGATGGAGGCAAACACCGTCTCCCCCGGCACGATGCTGTGGGTGTGCAACTTGCTGGTGGGTGCAATCTCGCTGCGCACTCCCACCCCGTAAGAGCCGGCCAGGGCGCGGACGATGCTCAGCACATCCTGCTGGCGCCACTGGCTCGGCCGGTTGATGGCCGCGCAATCCACCAGATCCTGGGTCAGGGAGCTGCCCTGGATGCTCAGGCTGATCTGCCTGCCGTCATAACTGACCGGCGCCTTGTAGACATGCCCGGTGAGCACCAGGTCGCAGCCGATGCGCACCTGGCAGCGAGCGCCCGGGCGGATCCGCACCTGCCCATCCTGCCCCGGCCATTGCCAGGTGATGTTGAGGCTGAAGGTGCGGAACTGGCGCTCCAGGTCTGCCGTGATCTCCACGCTTTTCCAGCCGCTGTAGTCCAGCCCGTCCACCGTCAGGGTGACGATATTTGCCAGTTCGTCCATGGGTCACTCCCGCGCAATCTGCAGATCGGCCGGCGGCAGGAAGCCCGGATGGGCCACCCGGTTGCGCTGTACCACTTCACCGACCCGCGTCGCATCGGCAAACCGCTCATAAGCCAGGACCAGCGCCGGCATGCTGCTTTTGGGGCTGAGACTGACCAGCCGCACCCCCGATGAAGCCACTGCATTGAGGTGGCCCTGCAATTGCTGGCGCAGGGTGTTGAGCGCCTGGTAATGCATCGGGTCGGCCTTGAGCGCGGCTTGCCAGATCACTTCGTTGAGCTGGTCACGCAGGGCCAGTACATCGTCGGCCACCGGCACCTCCAGGCGCTGCACCGGCTGGCTGGCCTGCTGCGCCAGGGGCGGCGTGCTCTTGAGCTTGACCACCGGGGTGGCCACCGGCAAGGCCGACACCAACCGGGCGATCTGCACCAGCAACGCATCCTGGACCAGGTTCGCTACCGCCTCGGCCGCCGCGGTGGTGTCCTTGCCGGTGGTCAGCTTGGGCGCATCGATGCGCCTGGCCGCCTCCACCTGCTGGGAAATATCGGCGAGCATCTGCCGATAGCCGGTGCGGGCAAAATCCTTGAGTCCGCGTACATCCTCCAGCAACCCCTTGAACTCCGTGCTCAGCTCCTTGGGTATTTCCTTGACCGCCTTGACCAGGGTGTTGAGGTCGCCATACAACTCGATCAGCGGCTTGAACTCGTGTTCGATGACCGCGTGCACCTCGGTCAATCCCTTGCGCAGCGCATCCACGCCGATCCGCGCCTGCTTGATCAGGTTGGTGGCGAACTCGAACCGCAGCACCGCCGAGCCCAGCAAGGTATCGCTGGCCACCAGCACCTGCTGCTGGGTGTTGACCACCGCCGAAGGAAAGCGCAGCGGCTGGTCCGGGTAGAACTTCAGGCTGAAGGTCACCAGGCCACCATCCTGGCGGCTCTGGGTCATCTCGCACTCGCCGACCTTGACCTGCATCCGTCCAAGCCACGGATGCACCAGCTCGCCGCTGCCCTCCTCCAGGGCCTTGAGCAGCCTGTCGCGCTGCTCCAGGCAATCGGCGCCGACGATGAAGGCCGTCAGGTCGTGGATTTTCGCCTGCTGTCCCAGCCCCTCGAAGAAGGGCTGGTCACGCTGCGGGTACTCGTGCAACTGGCCTTTCTGCCCCACCGGGGTTTTCGCCTGGTCGACCCAGAACGGCACGCCGCGAAAGGATGCGGGCAACAAACGATCACGCCAGTTATCCGCCATTGGAACCTCCTAGGGAAAGTGAGCGATAGCCCAGGGTCGAAGCCACGTTCAGGCCTGGTTGATTGGTCTTGGCCTGTTCGGCACGCAGGCCCGCCGGAGCGTTTTCGAAACGCAGGGTCAACCCGCCTTCGAGTTGCGTGCGGTTGTTGGCGGCGTTCTGCTGGATCAGAGCACTGGAGTTCTGGGTCAGCGAGCTGCCCTGGGTTGCGGCAAAGGGTGATGCCAGCCCGCCTTTACCCTCGGCGTTGATCTGCTTTTGCGCCTCGGTAAAGCCTTCGACCTTGCCGTTGACAGTGGCAATCAACCCTCCGAAGCCGCCCTCGAACAGCTCCTTGATCGGCACCATCAGCGCTTGAAGCTGGCTCCACAGCCCGGAAAACCAATCGGCGATGGGCGCCCAGTTGCTCATGATCAGCTCCATCGGCGACCAGTCGAACAGGGCCTCGATGGCCTTCCTGATCGAGTCGATACCCGGTTGCAGCTCGGCCCAGATCGAACTGAAAAAGCCCGTAACCGCGCCCCAGTTGTTGTAAAGAACCACCAGCGGAGAGAAGTCGAATAGCGTTTGCAGGACTTTCTTGATCGCATCGATACCCGGTTGCAGCGCCGCCCAGATCGAGCTGAAGAAGCTGCTGACAGCCCCCCAGTTGTTGTAAAGCAACACGGACGGAGAAAAGTCGAACAGCGTCTGGAACACCGTTTTGATCGCCTGGATGCCCGTTTGCAACGCTCCCCAGATCGACGCGAAGAAGCCGGTGACCGCGCCCCAGCTCTTGTTGATCATGTCCATCGGCACCCAGTCGAACAGGCCTTTTAGAAAGGCCATCGCCGGTACCGTCAAGGCCTTGAGCGACTCCCAGATGGATGCGAACAGGCCCGTCAACCCAGCCCAGTTATCGATGATCAGTCCCAGAGGTGACCAGGAGAACACTTCTTTGAGGAAGCCAACGACCGAAGCCGTCATCGCCTTGATACTTTCCCAGAGCCCGGCAAAGAACACCGTGATCGCGCCCCAGTTGCCGATCAGCATGCCCAGAGGCGTCCAACTGAACAGAGTTTTCAGCCCCTCCAGCGCCTGCGCTGCAAGATTCTTTGCGCCCTCCCAGAGGCTGACGAAAAAGGCCGAGATCGGCGTCCAGTTGGCAATGATCACCCCGGCTGCCAGAGCAATGCCCATGGCAATCAACATCACCGGGTTGGCCTTGGCCACCGTGCCCATCAGGTCAATCACCTGGGTCGCCCCGGTCACGGCGGTTTGCATCGCCGAGAAGGCAATGGCGCCCATCGCCAGCCCCTCAACCAGCTTCGGGTTGTCATCGAGCAGTGTTGCCACGCTGTTGAGCATGGGTTCCAGACCGACCACCAGCGCCCCCACTGCCGGCGCCAGTGCAGTATCAATGGCCGAGGACACCTTGGCCATCGACTGACTGAATACATTCATGCCTTTGGCCGCATCAGCCGGCGCGCTGGAGTCGGCGACTTCGGCCAGCTTGCCCTTGAACGCATCGCAGGCCTTGATCCCGTCCAGAAACGGGGTGATCAGGCTGCCGCCCTTGAACAGCCCGCTGATATCCAGCTTGCCCAGCCCGGTCTGCTCAAGGTTTTTCTTGAACGAGTCGACCTTGCCTTGAAGGGCGACGAGTTTGGGTGACAGTTGGTCTATGCCGGTCAACAGCACCGACTTCTTCTCTACGGTTTGTGTGTCTGCCATCACTGCACCTGCTGCATCGCATTGATCCGTTGCGCGTGCTCCAGGGATTCGCGGAGCACATCCAGTGGCCTGGCCATCATCTGTTCGGGGTCAACCTTCCAGAACCAGGCCAGGTCATAGGCGACAGCGATCAGGTCGGCGATGGCTGCGATGCCGCACTCATGAAAAAACTCGCCACCGCCCAGCTCAAGGCGTTGAGGTCCACCAGGTCGAGCTGGTTCACCGAGGACGGTGGAATGCCGGCGCAGACCGCGATGTATTTGGCCGCGACGTCCATGTCGAGGCTGACTTCTTCGCTCTTGTCGATCTTGTACGGCAGCGCCTTGATCGCTCGCACTTCCTGCACCGTCGGGCGGCGCAGGCTGAGTTCGGCCAGCGGCTCGCCGTGGGCCTCGATGGGCACCTGCAGCTTCACCGTGTTGCTCATTGCCAGGTCCCCTTCTGCCCTTCGAAGTTCAGCTCGATGCTGGCGTCGTCGCCCTTGGCAATAGGCTCGTCCACCAGGTAGGCACCGGCCAGTACGTAGACCTTGCCGTTGGCGAACTCGCAGGTGACGGTCATGTCGACGCCTTCGATCAGTTGCTTGAGCGGAAAGTCCGGGGTGTGCAGCGCGGTGACTTTGAACGACGGCGTGAGGTCGGTTTCCTTGTAGAAGCCCGGAACCACGGTTTCCCGCTTGACGGCCATCAGTGGTGCTTCGCAGCCGCCGCTGATGGTCAGTTGAGCGCCGTCCACTTTGACGTAGCAGGTGCCCGCGATCAGTTGACCCATGTTGTTTCTCCCAAAAAATAAGCCCGCTCAAGGCGGGCTGAAAAAGCGCAGCGATGCAGGTCCGGCTCAGGCCGCCGCGTCGTACTGCAGGCGAAATTGGTTGAGCAGCGCGAACACTCGCAGGCCGTTGATGTAGTCCGGCGGGAACAGCACGTTGACCCGGCTCGGGTCCTGCACATCGCGCTCGACGATCAGGTGCTCGGCGAACAGCTCGGCGTTCTCCACATGGCCCTCCAGCTCCAGCTTGGCGTACTGGGCAATCAGCTCACCGCGAATGGTGCTCGGGGTGACGATCGGCTGGCCGGCGCCGAAACGAGTGCCGTCGGCAGCCAGCTTGTGGCGCCCGTATTTGCTGGTGATCACGCTTTGCAGGCGGCGCACGATGAACGCCGACTGGTGCATGGTTTCGCTGTCCAGGTAGGAGTTGTCGGCCTGGCCGTAGGCGTTCTTCTGGTAGGTGGTGATCGCCCGCTGAATACGCATGTAGCCGCCTTCGTAGTAGGCGGTGGCGATGCCGTAGCTCAGCAGCGACTGGCGCTCGGTGAGGGTGAAGCGCTCGCTGGCCGGCGCCGGGTCGACGCCCGGCAGGCTGCCGCTCTGGGTCGGGCGGCTGGCATCGGCGGAGATGAACACCGAAGTCCGCGCCGCCAGGGCGGCGGCCTGGACCCACACCGGTTGCGGCACGCCGCCTTCCAGGGCCTGGATGGTGATGTGCTGGTCGTTGCGTGCCTGGCCGGCCGCCACCAGGGTGCCGACGGTGCCGCGCTTGGCGCTGTAGACATGGCCGAACAGCTGCTTGGCCCAGGACCAGCGGCCGGTGTTGTCGTCCATCACCGTTTGCCAGGCATTCAAGCTGGCGGTATCGGTCCAGGGCATGCAGATGAACTCGAACGGCTCGTCGCCCAGGGCGGCCAGCGCCGCGACCTGATCCGGCACACCGGTGCCACCGGCCATCTTGCCCAGCACCAGGGTCAGGCCCGCCGGGGTCTCTTCGCCATCGCTCTTGCCCAGGCGATTGAGTTGCAGGCTGATGTCGTTGCCGCTGTCGCCGGTCCACTTGGCGTTCAGGGTCACAGTGCCCTCGGCCGCGGTGGCGGTCACCGGCAGATCTACTGCAGCGTTGACCTTCAAGGCCAGGGCGCTGGCCGCTTGTGCGGCACTGGCGCCGCTGACAATGGAGGCTTGCACCCGCACCCCACCGACGTACAGATTGAGCAGGCCGGCGGCGCCGGCGCTACCGCTGATCTTCAGCTCGGCCTTGGCCACGCTGCCCTCGGTGCTGTGCAGCGGCAGGCACCAGATCTCGCCCACCGGGTCGGTCTTGCGCCAGGTTTCGTACATCGAAGCGAGCATCGAACCTTGCCCGCCGATGCTCTTGGCCAGGGCCACGCTGGACACCAGCACCAGCTTGCCGAGGTCATCGCCGGCCTGGTTGTCGTTGACCTGGGCGACGATCAGACGGCGCATGGCCGAGGACGCGCTATTGGCCGCCGAATTGTCCATCTCGGCGTAGAACAGCGGCACACGGATGTCCGTCGGGATATTGCTGAAACCGATCGCCATTATTTGGCTCCTTGAGATTTCGCCGCTTTCACGGCTTTGCTAGTGATATCGCCATCGGCCAGACGCCGGCGCCACCAGGCACTGTCCGACACTTCACGGCCGGAAGCGGGCAGCAGATCGCCTGCTTCCGGGTCCGGTACGGCGCGGCCGGCAACCGGCAGCACGGTGATGCGTTTGCTCATTGCTTCAGCTCTCCTGAAAAAGTCAGCTCCAGGCGCCCGTCGGGCCCTGGGCGTTGCAGATTGGGGTCCGCCGGATCGATGGCATCGACCCGCACCGTGACCCCGGTCAAGGACGGCAAGCCGTCGAGTTCACGCTCATGCCAGGTTTCCGCCGGCTGACTGGGCAGATTGCGGCCCAGCTGGAACTCGGCGAAGAAGCGCAGGCGGTAGAGCAGGCGGGTGGCGTCGAGCGACACCAGTTCACCGCCGTCGTATTGGATCGGGTTGTACTCGGCGCCGGGTTTGAAACCGACCAGGGCACGCCAGAGTTCGGCGCGCAGGTCGTGGAGCTGGTCGAGGGCTTGTTGTGGGTTGCTGGCGTCGAGGAGCAAGGCGACTTCGAAGCGGTCGCGGATGATCTGGCGGTGGGCGTTCTGGGCCGTATTGGCGGTGGCCAGATCGTTCAGCGGAGCGACGTAGGCGGCGGGAACAGCGGGCGAAGTGCTGCTCAGGGTGTCGAGGTTGACGCCAACAATGATGCGCTCAGCAAGGCTGGGACACTGGGTTTGCAACTGAGTGAGAACAGCGGTGAGTTTCATAGAGAGGCTCCTGGTTTTCGGTGCATGCAAGCTCGATGGACACCGGCCAGGGTCACTCCAGCCCGGCAGGCAGCAACGCCTGACCGCCTTTGAGACCAGCCTGAACCGCCGTCCAGAACTCGGCATTTTCATAGCCCATGGCCCAGATACTGGTACCACCCAGCCCCAGCTTGGCGACCAACGCAGCCTTGGTCCTGATGCTCTTGGCATCGTCGTACCAGAGCACCGGTTGTGCCCGCTCCTGGGTCCATTCCACGCCATCGGCGAAGCTCTGCACTGGGCCCCAGGTGGCGTAAGGCGTGGCCGAAGCGGCGTCCAGATGGGTAGCGGCGCGATGCTCGGTAATCACTTCCTGGTAAGCCGACCAGTGCACCCGATTGCCAATGCTGTAGTCCTGACCGTAAGCCGGGAGCCCCGCCAGGACCTTGCTCGGCGCGACTCGCGACACGGCGTAGCTGAGCAGCGCCTGCTGCCAGTCGGCGCCCGACTCGGGGCCGGGCCAGACTTCATCGTGGAAGCCGCCGCTGCTCCAGCCCGGCCCGACCTGGTCGTAGGTCATGACCTGGAAGTAATCCACGGCCGCGCCCAGGGCCTTGTAGTCGTAGCCTTGGAGGTACTCGGGCTCGCGGTCGCTGGATTTGGGCGGGATGCTGATGATCAGCTTCTTGTTGCTGGCATGCAGGGCGTTGCCCAGGGCTTTGACATAGGCGGAAAAGGCCTTGGCATTCCTCGGTTCGACCTTTTCGAAGTCCAGGTTGATGCCGGCAAAACCGCCCTCCTTGGCCAGCGTCACCAGTTGCTTGATGCTGCCGGCACTCAAGGTTTTGTCGTTGACGATGGAGTGGGAAATCGCCGGGTCGAAATCACCAATGCCTTCGTTGTAGTCGGAGACGGTCGGATACAGCGGCAGGGACTTGGACTGGGCGAAGCGGATGATGTTTTCGGTGGTTTCGTTCATCCCCTCCTGATGTAACTGGCCGGTGACCGTCAGCCCGTAAGTACTGCCCAGACCGACGGCAGATAGGTTGCGGTAGAACGCTTGCAGATTGCTGTAGGACGCTTCGACCTGACCGTCGGTGTAGGCCAGAACAAAGGGCTCGGCATGGGCTGCGGTTGCCAGCAACAGGGTGCAGCCCGCGATCAATCCCTGAAAAAAATGCCGGATGCCTCGCTTCGAGGCCGGGCTGCTGATGCCTGGATTCATGAATACTCCTGCGGGTTTTCCGCGTGGGTTGAAAGGGAGTGAATGCTGGATCGGAGACGATCCGAATGAGCAGTTCGCGAGAATGCTCGCGGCGCCGTTGAAGGGTTTAAAGCTGCACCACCCTGAGTGGTTTTTTGGCGGTGTTTTTCTTGGCCTTGGCCTTGGCTTTGCCTTGCTTGCCGCCGTTGCATTCGACCGTGGTGCTCCACCCGGACGGGTTGAACATCTGCTCCACCGAGTCCACCAGGTACTCGCCATCCAGACCGGGCTTGAAGCCCTGGGCATTGATCAGGCGCTCGGCGAACAGGTCGGTGCGCCCCGGCATCTCCAGACGGACGTTGGCGTTGCTGCGGTTGAAGGCGGCCAAACGGGCCTTGGCCGCCTGCTCGGCGGCGGACTTGTTGGGGTACAGGTGCCGATCGGTATGCACTGCCGGTACGCTGTCCGGTGAGTCGCTGTTGCCCAGGTCGATCACCCTGAGCGTGCCGCTCTTCTTGTCCTGATGCCGGGTCTGCACCGCCTTGTGGGTGCTGCTGTCACTCAGGCGGAACTGATAGCGGCTAACGTCGCCACGGCTGAGGGTGACCACGCCCAGGGCCTTGCCGCTGGCACTCAACCCGGCCTGACGAGGCAGCACCAGCAACTTGCCTTCGGCCACCTTGGCGGTGCAGTCGTACTGCCGGGCCAGGCGGGTGATGAAGTTGAAGTCGGACTCGTTGAGCTGGTCGATCCGCAGCACCTTGGTGGTGACGGGGCAGATGGGCGTCCAGCCGTTGCGGGCCGCCAGGTCGCGGACAATCTGCGCCAACGCCACGTTCTCCCAACTGCCGCTGCGGGTGGTCTTGCCGCTGCCGCGCATGTCGCTGGCCTTGCCGCGGATCTCGATCGAATCCGGCGGCCCGCTCACCACCACTTCATCCACCGTGTAGCGCCCCAGCCGGGTCAGTGTCTGGCCGGCGTAGCCGAGGAATATTTCAATGCTGGCGCCACGACTGGGCAGCGCAACCGCCGAGTCGCGGTCATCAATACGCAGTTCAAACTCGTCCGACTCCATTCCCGGTTTATCCGAGGTTCGCAGCGTCAGCAGCCGGTCGTTGATCTGCGCCGTAATATCCCGGCCATCGGCCAGGATGCGAAAGACTGGGGTCATGCTCCGTGCTCCAGAAAATGAAGACCCCGTACACGACGGGGTCTGTTGATTGGATGCAAGGTCAGTCCCATAGCTGAACCATCGCCTCGGCCCGAATCGGCAGATCCGGCAACAGGATCAGTACCCCGGCCCGAAAGGGTTGTGGCTCATCGGCCAGGCCCTGGTTGGCATCCAGCACCGCCTCGACACAGCCGTTGAGGTGGCCGTAATACTGGTAACACAAGGTATCGAGCAGATCCCCGTCAGACGTTCTGCAAGTCGTCGCCATAGCTTACGAACTCCAATGAAAAACCTTGTTTGCGCGGGATACCGCCGGCCAGCAGGTGGCTCTGATCTTCCTCGATGCTAGTCAGGCACCAGGTGCCCAGCACTTCGCCGTAGCCGGTGGTCAGGCTCAGCGGCTGCAAGCGCCGCCCTATGCTGCGCAAGGTCTGCAACTGCCCCAGGCCGCCCTTGAACCCGGGAAACACCGTGCCTTTGAGAGAGATCCGCTCTTCACCCTGGCCCACCGCCTGCTGGGCGACACTGCGGCTCAGGCGCTCCTGACCGGCCCAGCGGAATCCGCTCTGCCGGCGCAGCTCCTCGAAGGCTGCGGTATCGACGTTGAAGTAGTAAGGCTGGGCGCCCGCCCCGAGCGGTTGCAGGATCAACAGGTGCGCGAAGGGCTTCACCGCCTCGGCCGCCGGAGTGGTCTGTTCGGCAAATGCGGCGGTCGGGAAGATGTTGCCCAGGGAAGGACTGATCTGCCCGCCGATCCGATTGATTGCCGCGCCGGCCTTGGCCACCTGTTCCTGCAGGGCGCCAAGACGCTGCTGCATCTGCCCGGCCACGGTCACTGCCTGGCTGTACTTGGCCGCGACTTCCCCCACCACCGACTGCGCCGCACCGATACTGCGCATCGTGCGTTGCAGTTTGGCGCCCAGCTCCGGCCCGACAACGGGCAGGCTTTCAAGCTCCAGGGCGGCGCCGCTGATGTCGCTGATGGCACCGTTCATGGGCCCGAGCATTTCATCAGCACTGCGCCGCCCCGCTTCCGCTGCCGCCACCAGGGAACCCAGCCCCGATTGCAGCTGCTCCATGTAAGCCATGCGATCTCCTTAAACGTGTGCGGCGTCGAACAGCTGGCGAGCGGCAGCCTGGCGGCTGAACTCGTCGAACTGCCAGCGCAGGTGGGGTTCCAGTTCCCGGGCCAGTTGCGCGGGGTCGCGCACATCACCCTGGACCGAGATCGACAAGTAGGGCGCGAAGCTGAACTGCTGCTCGATGACTGGAGGTACCTGGGGTTTGAGCGACTCCGGCGCGGTGATCGTGGCCGGCGCCGCAGCAGACGACGATGGGCTGAGCATCGAGCGCGCCGCCTGCCCCATCAGCGGGGGCGTCTGGCCTTTCTGGAAGGATTTGGCGATATCGCCCATGACCGGCGGGATGTTCTGTCCAGCGTTGCGCATCATCAGCGGACCGGCGGCGGGCAAGTGCTTGAGCGACTCGTCGGAGCCGAACAGCTTTTTACCCAAGGCGCCACCGGCGGCCGAACCGCCCCAGGCACCCAGGGCGCCGCCCACCAGCCCGCCAATCACCGTGCCGATCACCGGCACCACGGAGCCAATGGCCGCCCCTGCTGCTGCACCCGCGGCGGCGCCAGCAAGATTGCCCGCCGCCTCGCCGTAGCCTTCGGCTTTTTCATCCTGGGTCTGGGCATTCAGGTAAGTGTCCGCCACCTGGAAGCCTGCACCGAGCACCGAAAGGATCGCACCGCCCTTGAGCAAGGGCGCGACTCCCTTGGCCAGGGAACCGGCGCCTTTCATTACGGCACCAGAGGTGGCAGCCCCTCTGGCCACTCTCTCCAGGCCGCTGGGCGTCAAAGGGCTCTTGAAGCCTTTGCTGCCCATGCCCCTCGAACGAGGCTCGCGCCTGGGCGTCTTGCGCCCGCCACGGCCCTTGCGGCGTTTTTTGTCCGGGCCGCAATCGAGCATGGGCGCACAACAGTCGATACCGCTCGCAGTGCCACCAGAGGAGCGCTTCGCCATTTTGCGGCCAACCTGCAGTGAACCTCGAGCGACATTCAGCAGGCCCTTGCCAATGGTGTAGACAGCCATCAGCTTTTTCACCGCGACATAAGTGGCGCCCAGGGCAGTCACCCCCAGTACCAATGAGGGTGCCTTCTCCGCCAGTTCGGTCAGCTTGCCGACCACCAGCGTGATGCTTTGGGCCACCAGATCCGTGGCCGGTTGCAGGGCCTTCCCCACAGCAAGCATGCCACCGTCGACCGCCTGCGCGGTTTCCTTCCACAGCTGGGCGGAGGCTTGCCGACGCTCGGCCAGGTTCTTGTCGATAACCCCCGAAGCACTCAACGAGTCCTTCTTCAGTTGCTCGTATTGCTGCCGGCCCTGGGTGTGAGCCAGCAAGGCCGCCTTGATCTGCATATCGGTGAACAGGTCACCGGTACGCAGGGACTCTTCCAGAGCCTCGAGCATGGACTTGGCCTTCGCCGGATCGGTTTCCTTGCTGATCTGCGCCTGGGCCTCGGCCATCTTCGCGGCCTTGGCCGGGTCGATGGCCCTGACATAGCGCATGGCCAGGGCAAAGCTCGCCTCCAGGCTCGACATACCCTTCTGGATACCGGTGTTCAGCGACGCCTGATAATCAATGCCGGCATCTTCGTAAGCCTTGACCGCCTCACTGGAACCGATTTTCTCGATCCAGTTCTGCAGTTGACCGGCGGCCTGATCAGCACCGCCCGCGGTGTTCATCTGCACTTGCAGCATCGAGCCCAGCTGGCTCACCGCATCCATGCCGGTGAGCCCCTCCCCGCTCGCGCTCTCGAGCAGCGCCGGGAGCAAGCGCGCCATGTCGGCAGCCTCGAAGTTGCCCGCCTGCCCCTGCAGGGCGATGGCCTCCAGGGCCTGCTCCATGACCTTGGGGTCGCTGATCCCGGCCTTCAGCTCAAGGGCACGCATCAGGTTCGACGTATCTTCGATACCCGCGCCCTGCCCCACCGCGAACCTGGCCGCAAGCCCCGCGTAACCTTGCGCCTTGTCCAGCGACATGCCCTTGGCAGTCATCTGCCCCACCAGAGCCGCCACCTCGTTGCGGGCCATTCCCGTATTCCGTGAAGTCTGAACGACGCTGCGGCTCAGCTGCGCTTCCTGAGGTTGATTGGCCACACCGGCCTTGATAGCGATGTCACGGATCAGCGCCTGATAGTCGGCATTGATCTTGACCGGAATGGCCAGCTTGCCGACCCCGTCCTTGGCCAAGCCATACGCCGCCTTGAAGTCGGCCTTGCCCTGGTCGATCTGCTGGTGCCCCCGGGCCTGCAGAGCGGAGCCCCGGGCCACCTTACCCAGCGCCTGATATTCCTGACGCAGTTTATGTACCTGCACACCTTGCTGGCGCAGGCCATCACGGCTCTGTTCCAACCGGCGCAACAGCCCGGCGGCAGAAGCAGCACCGGTGTCATGGGCCTTTTTCCATTCATCCTGCAGGCGCAGGGTCTGGCCAATGGTCTTTTCCAGTACCCTGGCCTTGCTGCCCTGCTGCTCCAGTTGCTTGATCCGGCCTTCCACCGTCTTGAAGGCGGCGTCCCACGTCGAACTGAGGGCGGTACCCACCACCACCAGCCCTGATTCCAGCTTGTTCGCCATCTGCTTCTCCTGCTCCTTGGGTGACGGGCTCAATCCGTGAGCCACCAGACCATGTCGGAAAACCTCATGGTCATGATTTCCTCGGCGGCGAAATGCAGCTCGCTGGCGAGCCGCTTCGCCGCCATCTTCATCACCGCAGGGTCAAAGCTCGTCGTCTTGCACCAGGCGAAAATAGCCGGCCTGCAGGCGCTGATAGTCCTTGAGCGCCATGCCCTCCAGATCCTTGGCACTGATTTGCGCCAGGCTGGCAAACAGCATCAGTTCGCGCTGTTCATCATCGCCGGCAGCCCCGGAGTTGGCCGCACGCACATCACGCACGGTGGGGGCGCGCAAGGTGACCTTGTCGCAGACCACGCCATTCATCTCCACCGGTTTGCTCAGCGCCAGCACCACGCTGTCGCTGCTCAGGGTCATCCAGGACGGGGTCTTGTCGATTGCTTGAGACATGTTTTTTCCTTACAGGCCCAGGGCAGAACGTTGCGCGGCCAGTTGGTCGACGCCGTTGATCACGCGCTTCATGCCCAGGGCATCGATCTCGTAGATCAAGCGACCATCGACTTCCAGCTTGTAGTAGGTCAGGGCCACGTTGTGCTTGACCTCGGCCTTGTCGCCGGATTTCCAATCGCCCATGTCGACTTCCTTGAGCAAGCCGCGCAGGGTCACGATCACCGGCGTGACCTTGCCCTTGAGGCCCTTGAAGGCTCCACGGAACACGCCGTTGAAACCGCTGCCATCGGCCAGGCCGAACATCTTCAGCGACTCGCGGCGCACACCGGTGGTGGTGAAGCCGGCTTCCTGCTTCTCCATGCCCATGTCCAGCTCGACGGGCACATCCATGCCGCCGACCCGATGTTCCTCGGTCTTGAGGGTCAACTTGGGCAGGGTCAGGCTCGGCACGTCGCCTTGAAAGCTGATGCCATCGACGAACAGGTTCATGTTCGCCAGGGTTTCGGGAATCATTGCCATTGCTGCTGCTCCTTAAGCGGTGTGTTCGAGGACTTCGGTCAGCCACTGGTTGGTGACCTCGACGCGGAAGTTGGGGTTTTCGGCCGGTGGCACGTCGGTGAAGCGGATGTTCCAGTACACCTTGCCCTGCTCCAGCTGGCTGGCGGTGTTGAGTTCGGTGTCGGCGTAGACCTCGAAGTTGATGATCGCGCCCTGGTTCTTCAGATCACGCATGAACGCCTGCAGGCCCTCGGTGACGTCCTTGACGTAGGTCGCGGTGATCGAGCGGTCCACTGCCCATTTGTGGCCGTAGAGGATCGCGTCCATGACGATGTCCATGGTCCGTACCCGGGTGACAAAGGCCCACTTCGGATCGCTGGAGAGCGTGCGGTTGCCCCACAGGCGGAAACCTTCATCACGAATGATGGTGGTGATGTTGGCGTTGTTCAGCAGGTTGGCGCGGCAGGTTTCATCGCCGTCCAGGAACTCGATGGCACGCGCAGTGCCGGTGATGCCGACAAACTCCTTGTTCGACGGCGAGGCCCAGAAGCCGTACTCGTTGTCGGTCCAGGCAAACAGGCCCGCGACCCAGGCCGAAGCCGGCGCATCGACGGTGGCGCTGGCGCCGTTGTCCCAGTACTGAATGCCCGGGTCGACCATGTAGGCGCGCTTGGCGCCGAAGTGCTTGGCATACGCCATGGCCGCTTCGTCGGTGCTGTTGGGGCCATCGATGATCGCCAGGCCACGCAGCTTGTCGGCCAGGGCCACCAGCGCAGTACCGACCGCCTGGGTCGAGCTGTGCTTGGGGGTCACCAGCAATCGCGGCTGGGCGTTGAAACGGCTCTTGCCATCCAGCAAGGCTTGCAGGCCGGTACGCTTGCCGTCGGCCAGCACCCCGCCGATGATCGCCGAGGTCTGCTCGGCCGCATCCGCCACCTTGGCCACGCCGCAAGCGACGATCACCGCCTTGGCCCGCTGGTAGATGGCCTGGCAGGCCTTGGTGATGGCCGCGTCCGGGCCCCAGGCCGCAATGGCCTCACGCTCATTGGTGATCAGCAGCAGGTCGTTGGCCTTGGCGCTGAAGTCAGGGCCTTCGGTGAAGGTATCCACCAGGCCGATGATCGAAGACGTGGGCAGCGAGATGGTGCGTGCGCCGGTGTCGACGTTGGTGACAGTAACGCCGTGGAAAAAACCACTCATGGATAAACTCCAGACATGAAAAAGCCCCGGGTGAAGGGGGCTCGTAGGGATGATTGATTAGTGGGAAGCGGGAAAGAAAACGCCCCGGCGGTGCGGGGCGTTTATCGGGTTTGTTCGGCGATCCAGAATGGAGCTGCGGGGCGGTGTTCGGTTTGTGGAAAGTGTGGAGATTGGGGCCAGTCGCGTAGGGATTGCATGTACATCAGAAGCTCGTTGAACTGCTGCTCCGAAAGATTGGTGGATACCTTCATTTCAAGCTGATCGTAATGGCGATCGCGCAGCCAGGTCACCGTCGTCAACTGCGCGGCACGCCAGAGTCGCTCATCGTCTCCAAGGCTGGAAGGTTCAACCATTGCGTGGAGTGCTTGAGGCAACTCCAAGGCGACAGCTGGAGCTGGGCGCATACTCTCGATGACTTGGGCCAAGGCCACGGCATCGATGTCGGGGGTGGTCAGAATCTCCTGGGGTATGTAGTGGTTCAGCGTCACATCGCCCCAGTCGACAAGCATGGTGCCAGCGGTCGCCGACACAGAGAGAACTTTAAATCCATTCACAAGATATTCCCCTTTACTCGATCAGGGCTGTTGCCCGCTTCAAAGATCAAGTTGTTGCCATTTTTCTCAATCGAATAACCGCCAGCACCAGCGGGATTGGACGAGCCGACACCAGGGCTGCCCGGTGCTCCGCCGGCACCACCATTCCACCCGGCGGTGTACCAGCCGCCAGCGCCGCCAGCATCCAAAGTGCCGGCCGCTGGATAGCCATAGCCGTAAGTCGAGACTTGATACATCCCTCCACCCACGCCACCAGGACGCCCCGCGCCGCCGCCACCGCCGGTGTGCAGTACGTTGGGCCAATAGGCATCCCCACCGCCCCCGCCGCCACCGAAAATGTACCCGTTACGGTTGTCCAACGTTGCTGGGTAATCCAGAACAAAGGCTGTAGCGCCTGGCAAAGGGCGAGGAGGATAAGCCCCCGCGCCGCCCGCACCACGGATGTAGTGTTCATTGATGATTTTCAGTGTGGAGCCTGGGGGAAATACACCCGTTCTCAGTGAGTATCCAGCGCCACCGCCGTAGATCATCGCGCGATTGATAAAGAGATAATTCCGGGCTCTGGCGGGACTGCCCATGAGCTCAAAAATGCTCGCACCTGCTCGCTCCACCGTGTTGATAAACACAAACGTTCGCCGCCAGACCGTGCGCCACCCACTTTCGGTTTTGATGAACAGTTCCGCACCCTCTCGCCAGCCGTCTGCAAGCTTTACATAAGGCATGACACCAGGCCGGTAACCGCCATCCAGTTTTACGTGGAAGTTCATCATGGCTCCTCGTATTGCAGCCAAAGCGTACCGACCGCCCCCTCAGTGGGTTTAGGGGCATTTGGAGAGTAGATCAGCCGATTCGCCGGTAAAGCATCAGTGATGCCATATCCTGCAAGCGTGGTCGCTTTGTCTGCTTTTCGCGTCGGGTCAAAGTTGCCAGCATTCCATAGCAAGTTGCCAAAGACGGTGGCGGTCCTGTCGGCAAGACTCAAAAGAAGCGGTGTTGACGTTTCACCGCCATAACTTGCAAAAACCCTCACGTTGTTATTTAGAACATCCATGCGAGCGTCACAGGTGGGCGTCACCCAGCCAAACTCCGGCGAGTCGTTATTGTCACTCGACAGCAATACCGATCCCGTCAACCGTCCACCCGTTGTGGGAAGCAAATTGCTGACTGCGCTCGCCAGGTCAGTTTTTGTTACCCCGTCTGTAATCCCATATCCACCGAGAGTGGTGGCTTTTACTGCTTTGCCGGCAAGCGCATTCGTCACTGTCGTTGAAAAGCCAGGGTCATCGCCCACTGCGCCAGCCAGCTTTTTTAGTGTGTCGAGTGCAACAGGCGCCGCCGCTACGATGCTCTCCTTTGAAAGCTGTATGGCTGAACTGGTCTCTGACTTGGTAAATGCATCAGCAATGCCATAACCGGATAGCGTTGTGGGGTTGGTGCCACTGACAACTATGCCTCGCTTATCGATAGTGACTTGCCGATAAGCGCCGGCAACCTTATCCGCCGGAAGGGCTGCCACCAGGGAATCATCCACATATTGACGAGTCGCCAGCACCACCGCCGGATCAATCTTCAACACGATCTGCGCAGTGTTGGCGACGATGAAGTTCATGCGGATGACCTGGGTCTTGCCGGTACCCTGGGCCAGCAGGGGCTTGAAGCTCGGTGCGCAGTTGGCCACCGCCACCAGGTCGCCGTCGGCATCGAGCAGGCCGATTTCACGGATCCAGCGCCCGCCGACATCAGGCGGAATCACCTGTTCGGTGATGATGATGTTGGGGTTGGCCGGATCAGTACGCACCTGATTGACCGGGGCACGTCGCCATTCGTTGATCAGCTTGGTCTGGGTTCTGTTCGGGATGGGGTCGGTGCCGTTGGCATCGCCGATCGCCATTTCCTTGAAGGTCCAGGGCGTGCCCAAGGCCGTGGCGTTGGCCTGTTTCGCCTCGCCCACCGCAGTGAGGATGGCGAAGAACTGACTGTTGGAATCGATCATGAGTACACATCCAGGGTGTCTGTTTCATCAATGCACATGATCTGGCCGTAACGGCCGATCACTTCAATATCGCGAGGGGTCGGGGGGTAAACGTCGAGTACTTCACCCTGGTCCACATAAGCGCCGTAACCGATGACACCGGAGGTTTCCAGGCTGATGGCAAGGCCCGTCATGTGCCGGCTCACCGGCCTGGCGTCATCGATCAGCCGGGTCAGTTCCTGGTACATCTGTTCGGTGATGCCGGTATCCAGCACCCCGACTTTCAGGGCAAAGGTGGCTGGCTCGCCTTCGGGAGCCATCTGCCACCACTCGACCACTTCAATCAGGTAGCCCAGCGGTTCCACCACACGGCGCAAAGCGCCGATGGTGCCCTTGCGGGCATGGATGAAGAACGAGGCGCGAATGGCATTGCGCTTGACCGTCTCGCTCCAGCGCGGGTCCCAGCGATCCACCGACCAGGCCCAGGCCAGCTGTGGCAGCAGGTGCACCGGGCAGGTCGAGGGGTTGTACAGGGTGCGCAACATGGTGGCGGTGTCGCTGCTGTTGGTCGCCTCCAGGGCGCGTTCCAAGAGTGTGCTGTTGCTTGGCAGCAGGCTGGTCATATCAGCTCCCCAAGGTAACGCTGTAGCCGGTGCAATACGCGGCCTGGGCCTTGCTCGGGACTATGTCCTGCCAACCCCGCAGTTCAACCCGGGCCACGCCGGCCACATGCAGCTGGGCATCTATGGCTGAACGCGCCACCTCGATGCCCAGGCGCCGGCGTGGGTTGACCCAGGCGGCCAGCTTGCGCTCGGCCTCTGCCAGGGCGGCATCGCTTTCCGGGCCCGGCCCTTTCATGTGCAGCACCGCGTCGATGCGATACGGCAGTATCTGGGCGCTGTTCACCGTGACCCGATCCCCCAGCGGTCGCACGTCCTCGTCATTGAGGGCCGCGGCGACCGTCGCCAGCAGTTCCGGCGCCGCTGCGCCGTCACCTTCCAGGCTCATCACCGTAACCGTGACGCAGGCCGGTGACGGGCTTTCGGCCTCGGCGTCCGCCACCCGGGCCGAGGCATTGCGGGCATGCAGGATGTAGCTGTTGCGTGGCCCGGCGGTGGTCAGGCCTTCATAGGCCAGTTGGACACGCTCGCGCAGTGCGTCGTCGGCTTCCTTGACCTGCGCCACAGGCGGTACCGCTTGCAGGTCACCGGCCTGGATCACCAGGCGCTGCAGGTTGACGTTGGCGGCCAACTGATCCAGGTCCGTGCCTTGGGCATGGGCCAGCAGCAGCGCCTTGGCCGCATCGTTGACCCGGGCCCGCAACAGCATGTCGCCGTAGGCCGACAGCTCCAGTTGCTTGGTGACCGGATCGCTTTCCAGATTGGCCGTCCAGTTGTCGCCCATATAGCGGCGAAAGGTCGCCAGCTTGCCCTGATACAGCGCTTCAAAATCCAGGGTTTCCAGCACCTGCGGCGCCGGCAGTGCCGATAAATCCAGCATGCTCATGCCGTCACCTCCAAAACCGCGTCATTACCCAGGTAGCGGCCCGTCAGTTGGAAACTGACCTGGCCCTCCACCACCGCTACAACCTTTACCCGCTCCAGCTTCAAGCGGGGCTCCCAGCGCAACAGCGCCCGGGCGACTTCTGCCTGAACCGCGCTTTTCCAGCCACCGGTCACCGGCAAGTCGACATAACGGCGCAGGTTGCTGCCGTATTCAGGAAGCATCCGCCGGCTGCCCAAGGGCGTGGTCAGGATGTCCTCGATGGACTGCCGCAAATGCTCGATGCCGGACAGCGGCAAGCCGGTACGGCGATCCATTCCGATCATCGTGTTACTCCTGCAACTGAAAGTCCGGGTGCTGCTCCAGGTAGTCTCGGGCGAGGGTGTCGCTGACCGGTACCGATACCTCGCCCTGGGCCACCGACAGCGCGCGGCCATCCGCCAGGATCAGAATGCGCGAGGTGTAGAGGGTGTCGCGAAAGACCGCAGCGCCACTGTTGGCCGTGCGGCCGGCCTTTTTTTTCGGGATTGCCATGCTTTTCTCCGGGTACAAAAAATCCGCATTCGGCAGATTGATCGGGTTTATCGGGGTTGTAGGTTGGGTGGCCGGCGTTGATCGCCAAGGCGTCACTGCGGTGGAGCGGTTGCTCCGGGGCCGGGCATCACGGCTGGATGGATGTGGGTCGAGCCGACATTCACCCCGTTGTGCTTCAAGCTCGCACCGTTGATTTGCACCTCGCCATTCAAGGTGATTGCCCCCGTCAGGGTGATGCTGTCGGCGTTGCCGGTAATGCTGCTGTCCGTCACCAAGACCGAACTGGTGCCGACCTGAATCGTCACCGTGCCGCTGGGCAGGGAGATGCTGTAGCTCTTGGCCTGCCAGTCGTAGACCAGCGAGCCGCCATCATCGAAGCGCCAGACCTCGACGTGCTCGCGGTTATCCGGCTGGGCACCGGCATCGCCATATAGGCCGGGAACGAAGGTGCCCTGCGCCGGCTCGCCACTGGGGCTGATCAGTACGCCCTGCTCCCCCAGGCTCGGCGCCCGCCAGTGCCGGGCCTTGCCGGCGGCCTGGCTGTGCCAGCGAACCCAGGCGCTGGTCCAGCCCGCGCCATCGGATACCCGCAGTCTGCCCGCGGCAAGGTCCACGCCGACCACAGCGCAAGGCAGGATCAGGCCAGAAAGCATTCGGTCGTGAGTTGCGGTGACGTAATTCACGACATCTGCTCCGGCGCCTGATAGTGCCCCTCGTGACCGGGGCCGGTGTCGGGGCTGAAACCCAATACCAGTGTTCCCGGGGGTTGATCGGGCCAGGGCCATTGTTCCTGGCCCAGGTAGATGGACTGCTGCCATTGCACGGTCCACTCGGTTTTCGGCGCCGAATCCACGGCCGTGCCGGCTGGTTTGGCCCACACCGCCTTCGCACTATCGACAGAATCAAGATTCCAGTACTGGCAACGCAGCAGGTCCATGAGCTGCGCTGCCAGAACAACCGCCTGCAAGGAGGCTTGCGCAAGGCTCGGGTCAACCCGCACCCGGGCCTCGAAGGTCGCCCGCAGGCAACTACGGCCGTCGCCCGGATCAGCTCCCGGGTCCATGCCGGTGATTGCAAAGTAGATCGCTGTCTCGGCGGAGCCATCAACGGTCTCGGGAAATGCCTCGACCTTGTGCAGATGCGGCATGGCCGTCTTGATCGTGGACGTGATGGCCTCGGGTAGCTGCGTCAGTACGCTCATTGTCTGCTTCCAGAATCAGGCCGAAGCGGCCCCGGCGGCGAAAGCCCGGGGCGCACGACCGTGTTGAGGGCGGTAGCCGCCCGGTGAGTCAAGGCTGGTCCGAATGGGAATCCCGGGAAGGCGGTTCGCATACCCCGATGCGCTTGGCCGCCCAGCGCTCATAAAGGCCGATGGCGACGTCGGCGCCGGCCATGGCGGTCAGGCAACCGAAGGCGCAGGCGGTCCAGATCGACACGCCGGCGGCATACAGCAGCATGATCGCCGAGACCCCACAGACCACGCAGGCCCCGGAGCGCAGCGCCAGGCGCCGCAGCAGCGACCAGCCACGGGCGCCCTCCTTGTCGGCGCGCCACATTTCGCCGGAAACGCCACCGACCAGGGCCAGGACGATGACCAGCCAGATCGGCATGTCCAGCAACGCTTGTTGCTCGTTTGTCATTCACGTCTCCCGTGCGGATTGAGGCCAGCGAAATGGCCGGTTGATAGAAGGCTGATAACGATGTTTCAAAGGGTCCCTGTCTGTTGGTGGCCCACGTTAGGCAGGCATTCCAAAAAGCCCGGTCGCCCGGGCTTTTCAGTAATGCAAACCTTGGTCTTTCGGCACTACTGGTGCGGTACGGACCCATTCAAATTGTTCCTCCGACCGCGACCCTGTCCGCCGGATAACTGCTTCTGGTGCTTTACGCTGCACACCCGGGCCAGTTGCCAACCCTCTGAACCGTCGAGGCCGGTTCATCGCTGCCTTTGCTTTGCCACTAAAGAGCGTCTTTGCAGCCGCTGTTGCGCGGCTTGAGGCTCATATTATGCATTCATGCATATGCAGTCAATGCGTAAATGCATTTATTTATGCACAGGATTTGCTGGAATGCATGGAAGGCGCATAAACAAAGGGCTGGGGATTTTTCGCGGGCAAAAAAAAGCCCGCTCAAGGGCGGGCTTTGTTCAAGAGGGCTGGCTTAGCGAGCGTACATGCCCCACCAGAAGACGTGACCGAGGATGCTGATCTGCTCTTCCTGGATCTCCTGGAAGCTGTAGTCCTCATCCGGGTGTTCATCGCGGTTGAAGCTGCGCAGGCGGATCCCTGTAGGTAGGCGATACAGCTGCTTCACCCGCAATTGGCCGTTGTGGTTGATCGCGTAGAGGTCGCCATCAACGATGTCGCCAATTGCGCATTTGCCGGCATTGACGCCCACCGTGGCGCCGTCCCGCAGCACCGGCAACATGCTGTTGCCACGCACCGTGACGCACTTGGCCTGGTCGAACTGCACGCCGTTGTGCCGCAGGCTGCGCTTGCCGAAGCGCAGGCTGGCGCGCTCGCTTTCCTCGATGACGAATCTTCCTGATCCAGCAGCCAATTCAACCTCACGCAGAAAAGGAACCGACACCTCGTCGTCATCGACAGGGGTATCGTCGTCCCACAGGCTTATGTCCTTGAGTTCCGAATGAATCTCGTCACGGGGGGCAGCAGCCCGGGCAGGCGCGATATCCACGCGCCCACGCAACTGGTCGGTGCTCACCTGGAAGTATTCGGCGATCCGCGAGATGTGCTTATCCGAAGGATCGACGATCTTCCCGCTGAGAATCCGCGAGAGGGTGGATTGAGGCACACCGGTGCGACGGTGAAGCTCCGTGGGGGAGATTCCGTCACGATCCAGCAGCTCTCTTAAGACAGTAGAAACGTTGCGTATTTGCATAGAACGCATATTGCTTGATCTTTTGCGCAATGACAAATGCTGATTTGCATATATGTAATGCATTTACCGGACAACCACAGGAGCGCCTTGGTGCCTGCGAGGCCGGGGCACCCATGGTAACCTTGCCGCCATCTGCAAAAAGCCGAGCCCAGCGCTCCTTTGCTTCACCCATTCAACGAATCCGCCTGAATACCAATGAGTAAAAATACCTCCGATCTGTCCTCCCACACGCCGATTGTGCTCGGGTATTAACGCAAAAAAGTCCTACAGCCCCGAAGAACAAGGGCTGTAGGGCTTTTTCGACGCGGCTTGATATGGGGCTGCTTGGCATTAAATGGCATGGATTAGCGTACAGATTGCCCCATTTTTGCCCCACGGTTCCCTCAGTTGCAGGACACCTTCCAAAGCTGATCAAGCTTCGTCGTGTAACTTTGGCTCATCATCTCCCGCCGCATACCCCAATCGGGGTTGGTAGGGACGCTGGCAGCACGGAGTGTGCCCCTCCCCCAGCGACTGTTGATCTGGTCCAGAACCTTCATCACCTTGTCGGTTTCCGATGGCTGCGCCACGGCGAAGAGATCGCCGGTGTACTCGCCTGGCTGGCACAGATTCAACAACAACACCTCGGCCTTACTGTATTTGAAACCCGGCCTGAAAACGCGGTCCAGCGCTTCCACAGCCATTTTCGTCATGAGCCTGACATCATTGGTTGGATACGGCAGCTCTACCAGGACACCGTTTGCATACTTGGCTTCCTCAGGGTTAAACATGCCCGTGCGAATGCTGACGCGGATTTTCTTACACAATGAGTTCTGAGCCCGTAGCTTTTCCGAGGCCCTCATCATGTAAGTGGCAACCGCCTCCTTGATAGGAGCCAATTCGGTTAGCCGCTTCCCAAACATCCGGCTACAGCAGATCTCCTGTTTCGGCGGATCTGGCTCGTCCAGTTCCAGGCACGGCGTGCCCGCCAACTCCCGGGCCGTCTTCTCGATCACGACACTGAAATTTTTGCGCAACGTCCACGGATCGGCCTTGGCCAGGTCCATAGCAGACTTGATTCCCATCCTATCCAGGTGGGCCTTCATCCGTCGCCCGATCCCCCACACCTCGGCGACATCAGTATTTCGCAACACCCAGTCCCGTTTAGCCGAATCAGTGATATCTACGACGCCTCCGGTGTGCGCTTGTAGACGCTTGGCAGTGTGGTTGGCCAACTTGGCGAGCGTCTTTGTAGGTGCGATCCCTACACCAACCGGAATGCCTGTACAGCGCAGCACCTGAGCCCGGATCTGGCGGCCGAACTGCTCAAGGCTATTGATTCCCGTGAGATCTGCGAAGGCTTCATCGATGCTATACACCTCGACTGTCGGCACCATTGATTCGATCAGCGACATCACCCGCTCGCTCATGTCGCCGTATAGGGCATAGTTTGAAGAGAACGCCACAATGCCTTGCTGCTTGAGCTTGTGCCTGATCTGAAAGTAAGGCTCGCCCATTTTTACGTGGGGCTTCGCGTCATAGCTGCGAGCGATCACGCACCCGTCATTGTTTGATAGAACAACGATAGGAACCCTGGCCAGGTCAGGGCGAAAGACACGTTCGCAGCTTGCATAAAAGCTGTTGCAGTCGATCAGCGCGAAGACAGGTACGGCCTTAAACATGACTGCGCACGCTACCAATGATCACTCCCCAGATCGACAGCTCGTCACCTTCCAGAATGTACCTTGGTGGGTACTTGGAGTTCTCAGACAGCAGAACGACATCCTTTCCTCGTATAGATAGCCGCTTACAGACCGGGTCATTGTTCAGGAGGGCCACAACGATGTGGCCATGCGCCGGCTCAATTGAGCGATCAACGACGGCCAGATCTCCATCGAAAATCCCCGCACCCTGCATGCTCTCCCCGGTGATCGACACCAGGTAAACGTGTGGCGCCCGAATGTTCAGGACTTCATCGAGAGAAATATGGGCTTCGATGTGATCTGCCGCCGGTGATGGAAACCCAGCGGGCACATGAAAGAGGCAGAGAGGCAGCTTTAGGCCGCCCTCCGCAATGGGGCCTTCGATTGTGAAACTCATGACGCACGACTTCCAGAACTGTACGAACATACAGTTAAATAGGCCAATTGGTTACCGTCAATTGCGACTCACTACATTCTGACAGACGGAATGCTATTACTCGGTTTCGTTCGATTTTTCGCTCGTAGCCCTTTTATAGCGAGCCCCCACTAAAACCTTGCCGCCTCTCGGATTGATCACATCCACTCCTCTGCTCACCAGACGCGGTGGCACAGGTGCAGATGCAAGCTCATGCAAGCCCACGGTTCTTCGCCCTGATTGATCACTGGCTGCCGCGCAATGTGCTGATGACGCTCAACACCATTCGCCCGGCGATCAATCTAGGGCTATGATGCCGCCTTAGCAAAGTCACCTAAACCACACTAATTTTCATCCTAACAAGAGTTATGAGTCGACATGACGTCGATGTAGCTTGAGTTGTTACAACCCTCAAGCACAACTAATTAAAGACAAATTAAAGCTGAGATAATCCAGCCAAACAAATAAGGACATTAAATGTTTTCAAACCGCATGAAACCAGAACATGTTTTCACTCCGCGCCTAGCAGAAGTAAACAAGGAAATGTACGTTTCTCGCCCCCATCTTGAAAAAGCATTGAAAACCGCTTTACGAGGAAATCTTCACCTCCTAATTCACGGCGAGAGTGGAACCGGGAAATCTTGGCTCTACAAACAAACATTTCAAAATAACGCCATAAACTTTGTAGTAGCAAACCTCGCAAACGCATCTCGACTGGGAAGTATTGCAGCCGAATTGAAAAATCTTGTCGACCGAGAAGGCGCTGCCGACAAACTATCATACTCAGAAACAAAAGCAGCAGGAGTTAGTGCTGGAGTTGCAAAGGCAGACATCAACCATACCGGGCAATATAAAATCGGCCAAATGGAACCTTTTGAAGCATGCCTTAAACATCTAAATGAGACCTCGCGCGGACAACCTTCAATACTAGTCTTTGATAACTTGGAAGCTGCATTCACGGACCCTCTCTTAAAAGAGCTTGCGGACCTACTGATACTTTGCGACGACGACCGATACTCTAAATACAAGGTTAAAATCCTAATAGTCGGTGTTCCAAGCGGTGTGAAAGAGTACTTTTATAAAACGCCACACCATGCCACAGTCGCTAACCGACTGGTAGAACTTCCAGAAGTAACTCGACTAGAACCACAAGAGTGCAACTCCTTGGTAAACAGAGGGTTTGCAGAAAAACTCAAATACAAAATCGACGACATCACCTCACTACTTCACCATGTAGGCTGGATCACCGACCGAGCACCACAGGTTGTGCACGAGTATTGTTTAGAGCTTGCATTTATAAGTGAAGAAACACATCACATTACGGAAATCGACATTAACCAAGCAGACGACGACTGGCTAAAAAAATCACAATACTTTGCTTACTCAGTTGTCGAATCTCACATGAATGAACGGGATACAAAAGCTGGACGACGAAACCAAACAATATTCGCTCTCTCACTTTGCGAAGGCGAGCAATTTAAAGCGAGCGAAGTGGAAGAACTACTTAGACAAGAGTTCCCAGAGTCAACTGGTGGAACCATCTTGAACATCCCACAAATTTTATCCCAGCTATCCAAAGGAGAAAGACCACTTATTCGCCGCTCTCCTAAAGGTGATGCTTTTGCTTTCACTGACCCGAGATACCGCATGGTACTTAGAGCCATGCTGAAGAAAAATGAAGAACGAGTTGAAAAACGTCCGATATCGAGATAATCATAAAACAACTTAGAGCACCGTAGCCTGGTTGAACGTTATCCAACCAGGCTAACTCTTTTCACCTTGTTGATACCTTCGTCACATAGTCCTGACAGGCGGCCAGTGCAATCAATCCTTGATCACCGTCTCCGGCGATGGCGACAATTCGTTGAGCAGCCGCTGGGTCAAGTTCGGCTCGCGCTCTTCCATGAACCACGCCGCAGGTGCCGGCGGTGGCTGACACCCCACCGCTACCTCCCGATGCGGTGGCGTTGAGTAGGACTGACAGCCGCAGGTCAGTAGTAGCAAGCCGATCACGCAAGCGAGCTTGGTTCGTTTGAGCATCACGCAGCTCCTTGTAATGGGTTTGGTCGTTCAACTGCAGGCGATCCTCAAGCGCCCTGCGGGCGTCCTGCTGGGTTTCCTGCCAGTTGATCACCGACGTGGCGGCCTGCTCGCGATCCGCGCTGTACGCCTCGGCCTGTTCGGCCAGGGCCTTGCCGTAGACGTTGGCCTGCCAAGTCCAGGCCAGCCAGCCGCCCAAGGCGAGCCCCAGCACCAGCGCCAAGGCTGGCAATAACCAGCCCGGGGCCTTCACGCCAGCACCTCCAATGCACGCTGATACAGCGCCTCGCGATCCGCCAGACCGTTGGTGCCGCCATTAATGCGCTTGGTGATGGCGAGGAAGTCGCCCTTATCGGCCAGGGTGTTCAGGCCCGCACGCTGCCAGAACCAACCCGCCGACAGCGCGGCATAGACCGGGGTTTCCAACAGCTCCGGGGTGTTGAGCAATCGAGCATCGCTGAACAGCGCTTCGCTACAGGCTTCATAGTTCGCCCGGCCCGTGACCTGAATCAGCCCCCTGCCCCGGTACTTCTGGCCGTCACCGTCCGCTTCGGGGGTGTTACCCAGGCGCTTGGCCAGGGTGCCGGTGTCGTACTTGCTCAGGTACTGATTGCTGCCCAGTTCGCGCACAAACAGGAGCTGGCCAGACTCGTGGCCGATCTGCGCGATGAACGCCGCCATGCGCAGGCGGGTGACGATGCCGTACTTGCTCATGGCGGCGTTGAGAGCAGGAACAAAAACGCCGGCTTTAGCGCCGGCGTTGGGGAGGATCTGCAGCAGTTGCTGCGCGGTAATCGTCATGCCTGATATCTCCAGTGATGATGAGGGTTAAAGCTGCTCGACCCTGAGCGGCTTGGTTTCTTTCTTTTTCTTGCCCTTGGCTTTTGCCTTACCCTTCTTGCCGCCGTTGCATTCGACCGTGGTGCTCCACCCGGACTGGGTAAACACCTGTTCGACCGAGTCCACCAGGTACTCGCCATCGAGGCCGACCTTGAAGCCTTGGGCATTGATCATGCGTTCAGCGAATAGATCGGTTCGGCCAGGCATCTCCAGGCGCACACCGGCGGTGCTGCGGTTGAATGCAGCCAGACGCGCCTTGGCGGCCTGTTCGGCTGCGGACTTGTTCGGATAGATATGGCGGTCGGTGTGCACCGGCGGTAGGCCGTCCGGGGAATCCTCGTTGCCCAGGTCAACGACCCGGAGCTTTCCGCTCTTCTTGTCCTGGTGCTTGGTCTGCACCGCTTTGCGGGTGGTTTTGTCCCCCAGGCGAAACTGATAGCGGCTCACATCGCGGCGGGTGATGGTGACGGTGCCAAGAGCTTTGCCGCTCGCGCTCTGCCCGGCCTGCCGAGGCAGCACCAGCAACTTGCCGTCGGCCACCTTGGCTGTGCAGTCGTACTGCTTGGCCAGGCGGGTGATGAAGTTGAAGTCGGATTCGTTGAGCTGGTCGACCCGGGGCACCTTGGTGGTCACCGTGCACACTGGCTGCCAGCCGTTGCGGGTTGCCACATCGCGCGCGATCTGCTGCAGCGGGACGTTTTCCCAGCTACCGCTGCGGGTGGTCTTGCCACTGCCGCGCATGTCGCTGGCCTTGCCCCGGATCTCGATAGAGTCGGGCGGCCCCGTCACCACGACCTCGTCTACCGTGTAGCGACCCAGCCGGGTCAGTGACTGGCCGGAGTACCCCATGAACACCTCGATACTGGCACCACGACTGGGCAGCGCCACCGCGCCATCTCGGTCATCGATGCGCAGCTCAAACTCGTCCGACTCCATGCCGGGCTTGTCCGAGGTGCGTAGGGTCAACAGCCGGTCATTGATCAGCGCGGTGATGTTCTTGCCGTCCGCAACGATTCGGAATACAGGCGTCATGCAATAAGCCTCCCCCTGGGTGACACAGCCACCGGGACTTCATAGAATCCCGAGCCGTTGCCCCTACAGGAGTTGAGAAAGTGAAAAGGATTTTCGGATTGACGCTGTGCCTGTTGGCCGCCTCGATGGCACAAGCCGAACAGAAACTGCGGGTTATAGACCTGGGTGACGACGCCCCCGTGAGCGCCGAAGCCGCAGAGCGCGGTAGGCAGGCCATCGCCGCCCAAGAAGCAGCAAAAAAGATCAAGCCCGAGGAGGCCCGCGACTTCCTCAAACGTCTTAATAAGACGGTAGAGCACGGCCAAACCCTAGCGCTGTCCGGAGCTATGGACGGCAAACAAGCTCGCGATCAGGCCATTGCACTGAAAAAGTTAATGGACGAAAGCGACCGCTTCGGATCGCTGTTTGCCCCCTTCGCCAAGTGCCGCTCCGCCGCAATCGATGCCAACACCTCCTGGCAAGGCATGATTTCCCAGAACGTTCGGCAGTACTCAGAAGGCAACACGTCCTACCAGGCTAACGCCAAGGAATGCGCCCAGGCGGCCGGCTAATCCCATAGCTGCAGCGCAGCCTCTGTCACCACCGGAAGATCCGGCAGTACGATCAGCACCCCAGCCCGGAACGGCTGGGGTTCGTCGGCCAGCCCCTGGTTGGCATCCAGCACCGCTTCGACACTGCCATTCAGGTGTCCGTAAAACTGGTGACACAAGGTGTCGAGCAGATCTCCGTTAGACGTTCTGCATGTCGTCGCCATAGCTCACGAACTCCAGTGAAAAGCCCTGCTTACGCGGGATGCCCCCCGCCAGCAGGTGGCTCTGCTCCTCCTCAAGACTGGTCAGGCACCAGGTGCCCAGCACTTCGCCATAGCCCGTGGTCAGGCTCAGCGGCTGCAACCGCCGCCCGATGCTGCGCAGCTTCTGCAACTGACCCAGCCCACCCTTGAACCCCGGAAACACCGCGCCCTTGAGGGTGATCTTGTCGTCGCCCTGGCCCACCGCCTGCTGCGCGATGCTACGGGTCAGGCGTTCCTGGCCAGCCCAGCGGAACCCGGTCTGACGGCGCAGCTCTTCAAAGGCTGCAGTGTCGAGGTTGAAATAATACGGCTGCCCGCCAGTCTTCAGCGGGTGAATGATCAGCAGGTGCGGGAACGGCTTCACCGCCTCGGCGGCCGGAGTACCCAGGCCGCCGAACGATCCGGTCGGGAGAATGTTGCCCAGAGATGGGCTAATCTGCCCGCCGATCCGGTTGATAGCGGCACTGGCCTTGGCGGTCTGCTCCTGCAACGTACCGAGACGCTGCTGAATCTGCCCCGCCGCCGACACGGCCTGGCTGTACTGAGCTGCCACCTCGCCGACTACGGACTGTGCGGCGGTGATGCCGCGCAAGGTCCGCTGCAGCTTGGCGCCCATCTCAGGCCCCACAAACGGGATGTTCTCCAGCTCCGAGGCAGCACCGGTAATATCGCTGATGGCTCCGTTCAGTGGGGTCAGCATGCCATCCGCACTGCTGCGGCCCGCCTCCCCCGCTTCAACCAGGGACTGAAACCCCGACTGCAGTTGCTCCATGTACACCATGGCACCTCCTAAACGTGTGGTTCGTCCGACAGCTGACGGGCCGCAGCCTGGCGGCTGAACTCGTCGAACATACGTCGCAGATGGGGCTCGACTTCCCGGGCCACCTGGGCCGGATCCTTAACGTCCCCTTGCACCGTGATTGGCACAGTCGGCGCGAAGGTGAATTGCTGGTCGACCTTGGGCGCTACCGACTTCGCTGGATCAGGCGCCTTGAGCATCGACGGCACTACTGAAGCCGGCGTGGCTGCCCCCATCGAGCGGACCACCTGCCCCATGACCGGGGGTGTCTGCCCTGTCTTGAACGATTTCGCGATGTCGCCCAGGACCGGCGGAATGTCCTTCCCGGCGTTGGCCAGCATCAGCGGGCCCGCTGCCGGCATCCTCTTGAGCGACTCATCAGAGCCGAACATCGATTTGCCTGCAAAAGAGCCCAGGGCATCACCTCCCAGGTAACCGACAGTGCCCCCGATGGCGGCGCCGATAGCGCCCCCGATGGCAGTGCCAAGCCCTGGAACGACAGAGCCAATGGCCGCACCGGCAGCCAACCCCATTTTTGTCCCGACCAAAGCACCCGCCAGCCCACCAGCCGCGCCGCCATAGCCCTCTGCTTTCTCGTCCTTGGTCTTGGCATTCTGGTAGGTGTCTGCAGCCTTGAGGCCGGCACCCAGCACCGACAGGAAGGCCCCGCCTTTGACCACCGGTGCCAGCCCCTTGAATAGGGAACCTGCACCTTTTAAGACTGCCGAGCCTAAACCTACCGCGCCTTTTGCAACGGTCCCCACACCGCCCCGGCTAAAGACACTCCTGAGCGCCCGCCCGACACTACCGAGCCGGCCGCGCCCCGCCCGTCCTGCACGGGAGCCCTTGCCGCCTTTGCCTCCCTTCTTGTCCTTGCCACCATCGATGTCGTAATCACCACCGCCCAGCCCGCCGGCGTTGGTGACAAACACCCGCTGGATCACGTTCGGGTTCCCCATCAACGAACCCCGGGCCACATTGAGCAGGCCCTTGCCTATCTTGAAGGCGGACACCACGCTCTTCAGCGCGACCAGCCCAGCCCCCATGGCGGTGATCCCCATCACCAGGGGTGGGGCTTTCTCCGCCATCCCAGTTAGCGACCTGGCCACCGTGGTGATGTGCTTGGCCACGGCATCCGTTGCCGGGCGCAGAGCATCCCCCACGGCCCGCATACCGTCATTCATCGCGTGAGCTGTTTCGGCCCACAGCTGCGAGGAGGTTTCCCGGCGCTCGGCCAGGTTCTTGTCGAGGATGCCCTTAGCGCTCAAAGAATCTTTCTTGAGCTGCTCGTACAGCTCTCGGTTCTGCGAGTACGCCGTCAGTGCCGCCTTGACTTGCATGTCGGAGAACAGGTCGCCGGTGCGCAAGGACTGCTCCAGGGCGTTCAGCAAGGCCTTGGCTTTGGCCGGATCCGCCTCCTTGCTGATCTTCGCCTGGGCCTCGGCCATCTTCGCGGCCTTGGCCGGGTCCGTGGCCTTGATGTACCGCATGGCCAGCTCAAAGCTCGACTCCAGGGTCGACATGCCTTTCTGAACACCGGTACTCAGCGAGGCCTGGTAATCAATACCAGCATCCTTGTACGCCTTGACCACTTCCCCGGAACCGATTTTCTCCATCCAGTTTTTCAGGTTGTTGGCTGCCTCATCGGAGCCACCGGCAGTCTTCATCTGCACCTGCAGCATCGAGCCCAACTGACTCACCGCATCCATGCCGGTGATTTCCATCTTGCCCATGCCAGCCAGCAGCTGCGGAAACCAGCGCGCCATGTCGGACGCCTCAAAGCTGCCCGCCTGGCCCTGCATCGCGATGGCTTCCAGGGCCTTCTCCATCACCTTCGGGTCGCTGATCTTGGCGTTCTGCTCCAGCGCCTGGATCATTTTGGCGGTGTCCTCACCACCCGAGCCCTGGCCCACGGCAAACTTGGCCGCCACCGGCGCATAGGACAGCGCCTTGTCCAGCTCCATCCCCGCGCCAACCAACTGATTCACCAGCTCGGCCACGTCGTTGCGGCCCATTCCGGTGTCTTGCGAGGTCTGAATGATGGTGCGGGTCAACTGGGCTTCTTGTGGCTTGTTCGCCACGTCGGCCTTGATTGCAATGTCGCGGATGATCGCCTGATAGTCCGCGCTGATCTTGGTCGGAATGGCTACCGCCCCGACACCGGCCACGGCCTGGCCAATGCTGGACTTGAGGCCCTCCTTGCCCTGCTGGATCTGCTGGTGCCCCTTGAGCTGCAGATCCGCACCCCGGGCCACTCGGCCGAGTGCCTGATATTCCTGGCGCAGCTTGTTGACCTGGACACCCTGCTTTTGCAGGCTGCTCAGGTTCCCTTCCAGCTTGCGCAACAACCCGGCGGCCGAGGCCGCACCGGTTTCGTGCGCCCGCCTCCATTCATCCCGCAGGCGCATGGTTTCGCCGATGGTGTTCTTCAGCACCTTGGCCTTGTTGCCTTGTTCCTCCAGCTTCTTGATCCGGCCCTCAACCGTCTTGAAGGCTGCCCCCACCGTCGAGCTGACAGCGCCGCCGATCACCAGCCCCAACGCCAGTTTGCTTGCCATCTGATCCCCCTACGCCCGAGTTGACGGGCTCAGTCCGTGAGCCACCAGACCATGTCGCTAAAGCGCATGGTCATGATTTCCTCGGCGGAAAAATGCAGCTCGCTCGCGAGCCGCTTCGCCGCCATCTTCATCACCGCCGGGTCAAAGTTCGTCGTCTTGCACCAGGCGAAAATAGCCGGCCTGCAGGCGCTGGTAATCCTTGAGGGTCATGCCCTCCAGGTCCTTGGAGCCGACCCCGGCCAAGCTGGCAAACAGCATCAGCTCGCGCTGTTCGTCGTCACCACCGGCGGCGGTGTTGGCGGCACGCACATCGCGCACGGTGGGTGCACGCAGGGTGACCTTGTCGCAGACCACGCCATTCATCTCCACCGCCTTGGTGAGGGTCACGGCCACGCTCTCGGCACTCAGAGTCATCCAGGCCGGTGTCTTTTTCGCTACTTGAGTCATGGGGGTTTTCCTTACAGGCCCAGGGCCGAACGTTGGGCGGCGAGCTGGTCGACGCCGTTGATCACGCGCTTCATACCCAGCGCATCGATCTCGTAAATGAGGCGGCCGTCTACTTCCAGCTTGTAGTAGGTCAACGCCACGTTGTGCTTGATCTCGGCCTTGTCGCCGGCCTTCCAGTCGCCCATGTCGACCTCCTTGAGCATGCCGCGCAGGGTGACAATCACCGGGGTGACCTTGCCCTTGAGGCCCTTGAAGGCGCCCCGAAACACGCCGTTGAAGGCGGTGCCGTCAGCCAGACCGAAGAGCTTCAACGACTCGCGGCGCACACCGGTGGTGGTGAAACCGGCTTCCTGTTTTTCCATGCCCATATCCAGTTCCACCGGCAGGTCCATACCACCGGCCCGGTGCTCCTCGGTCTTGAGCGTGAGCTTGGGCAGGGTCAGGCTTGGGACATCGCCCTGGAAGCTGATGCCATCGGCGAACAGGTTCATGTTCGCCAGGGTTTCGGGAATCATTGCCATTGCTGCGGCTCCTTAAGCGGCGGAATCGAGGACTTCGGTCAACCACTGATTGGTGACCTCGACACGGAAGTTGGGGTTTTCGGCGGGCGGTACATCGGTAAAGCGGATGTTCCAGTACACCTTGCCCTGCTCCAGCTGGCTGGCGGTGTTGAGTTCGGTGTCGGCGTAGACCTCGAAATTGATAATCGCGCCCTGGTTCTTCAGGTCGCGCATGAACGCCTGCAGGCCCTCGGTCACATCCTTGACATAGGTCGCGGTGATCGAGCGGTCGACCGCCCACTTGTGCCCGTAAAGGATCGCGTCCATGACGATGTCCATGGTTCGCACCCGGGTGACGAACGCCCACTTCGGATCGCTGGACAGCGTGCGGTTGCCCCAGAGCCGAAAGCCCGCATCACGAATGATCGTGGTGATATTGGCGTTGTTCAGCAGGTTGGCCCGGCAAGTCTCGTCCCCGTCGAGGAACTCAATAGGCCGGGTAGTGCCGGTGAGGCCGACAAACTCCTTGTTCGACGGCGAAGCCCAGAAGCCGTACTCGTTGTCGGTCCAGGCGAACAAGCCCGCCGCCCAGGCCGAGGCCGGCGCATCAACGGTCGCGCTCTCGCCGGTGTCCCAGTACTGAATACCCGGGTCGACCAGGTAGGCCCGCTTGGCGCCGAAGTTCTTGGCGTACTCCATGGCCGCCTCGTCGGTGGTGTTGGGGCCGTCGAGGATGGCCAGGCCACGCAGCTTGTCGGCCAGGGCGACCAGGGCTGTGCCCACTGGCAGATCTGCGCTGTGCTTGGGGGCCACCAGCAACCGCGGCTGCGCGTTGAATCGACTCTTGCCATCCAGCAGCGCCTGCAGGCCGGTACGCTTGCCGCTGGCAAGCACCCCGCCAATGATTGCGGAGGTCTGCTGTGCAGCGTCCTGAACCTTGGCCACACCGCATGCAACGATCACCGCCTTGGCGCGCTGGTAGATGGCCTTGCACGCCTTGGTGATGGCCGCATCTGGGCCCCAGGCCGCGATGGCTTCGCGCTCGTTGGTGATCAGCAGCAAGTCGTTGGCCTTGGCGCTGAAGTCGGGGCCTTCGGTAAAGGTGTCCACCAGGCCGATGATCGAGGACGACGGCAGCGAGATAGTACGCGTGCCGGTGTCGACGTTGGTAACGGTAACGCCGTGAAAGAAACCACTCATGGATAAGCTCCAGACATGAAAAAGCCCCGCATGAGCGAGGCTGTGGGAGGAACAGGCGCCGTAGCGCGGGAAAGAAAACGCCCCGTCAGTGCGGGGCGCTTATGGGGTCAAGCTGGACAACCACTCAGGCACCGGCGGGCGGTGTTCGCTGAGCGGGAATTCGCCGGACTCTGGCCAGCCACGCAGCGCCCGGCGGTAGGCTTGGAGTTGGCTGTACTGCTCGGCTGTAAGAGTGGTAGCTGCGCTATCTTCCAGTTCGTCGCGGTGCCGAGTTACAACGCCATCCGTTTCAGTCAACTGCTGATCACGCCAGGCCCGTTCAACGGCGGCAAGCTCCTCAGCGCTCGGTGGCGGTGGGTCGGTAAGCACCGGGAAGCCGTCCTTGCCCCAATCAATGACCTTGCCTGCGGCCTGACCTGCCATTAACTCGGCGTGCCTTTCAGCGGTTATTTCGATGACATCCTTCGGCATAGAAATGTGAACAGTGGGATCGTAGAAGCTGCGAGTGGATTTCGAACTGAACATAGACCCTCCTCAATTTCCTAGGGCGATGAAAAAACCACCAAGATCGGCATTCGGCACCCCTGTAGTACTAAGCATCGCCGTGGCTTTAATTCCGTTTGTGCCCTTGCTTACCAGGGAAAACACTGTCGACCCTCCGTTGCCGAGTATTGCAGCGCTGTGGCACGCATTCGGGAACGCAATGTAAAAGACAGCATTCCAGTTACCCGTTGCTCCTCCGGCCGACACAGCACTTCCCCATTGCAGAATTAGGCCCCCCGGCAGTCTCTGATAACCAGCTGGTGCTAACGATGCTGCAAAGCTGGCGGCGTGCTTAAGCATCGCTACACCCGAGGCGATCCATTGCGTGCCGTTGCTCACCAGCGATACAGACTCGCCATCGTTCACGGTGATGCTTGATGCGGGCGCAAGCGCACTGTTCAGAAAAATAGTGTCAGTACCCTGGCGCAGAATCGAACACGACAAAGACGATGCACCAATGCCGATTACAGATCCGACCGGCACACTGTCTAGCAGTGGCAGGGTCAAACTGTTGCAGGCACCGAACACATTGATATGAGCATTGACTTGCGACGGCTGGATCACCTGCCCAGCTGAGCCGTAGCTGAAAGCCCGACCGAATCCACCGATTGCTCGCTGCACAAACTCCGTCGTGGCCAAAGCCTTACTGGTGTCGAACTGTGCAGCAGTAGGAGCAGTCGGAATTCCGGTCAACGCCGGCGAATTGATCGGTGCCAGGCTCTGGGTCACGCTCTTGAACGCCAGCGACGTGGTGCCGAGAACAATCGGCCCATCCGTAGCCAGCAGCCACAGGGTATCGGCACTGACGGCGCCTTGCTCGACAGCGACCAACAGGCCTGGAGTAACCTTTGCGCTGGTGTCTGCATCGGCGGCCCGCTTCCAGATTTCTGCCGTGAGGTAGATCCCGTTGTCCTTGGCCTGAGCCTGGTCCTTCACCAGCACCCGTGAACCCAAAGGCACCGGAACCCCGTCAATCGTCGGGGTCCCCGCCAGCTGAATCGGCCCCGTGGTCGCCACCAATACAGACGCCTTTGTGTCCTGCCGGTTAACCACGTCGGCAATCGAGTCATCGACATATTGCCGGGTCGCCAGCACCACGGCCGGGTCGATTTTCAATACCACACTGGCCGCGCTAGAGACGATGAAGTTCATGCGCACGACTTGGGTCCGGCCGGAGCCCTGGGACATCAGCGGTTTGTAACTCGGTGCGCAGTTCGCCACCGCAACCAAGGCGCCATCCGCGTCATACAAACCAATCTCACGAATCCACCAGCCACCCTCGTCGGCCGGGATGATCTGTTCGGCGACAATAATGTTCGGGTTGGCCGGGTCGACCGACAGCTTGTTCAGCGGCCGGCGTCGGCGCTCGTTAATCAGCCGAGTTTGCGCCCGGTCTGGAATAGGGTCGGTGCCGTTGGCATCGCCGACGCCCATCTCGGTTAGTTTCCAGGGTATGCCCAAGGCATCGGCGTTGGCCTGTTTGGCCTCACCCGCCGCAGTGAGAATTGCGAAAAACTGACTGTTCGGGTCGATCATGGGTATGTGTCCAATGTGTCGATTGAGTGTTCACGCCCAGGGGCGCCGATGTAGCAGGTAAGGGCAATAGCGCCCGAGACGGGCGGGTACACGTCGACGCTGTCGGTTGAGTCTTCGCGGCCGGTGTTGCTGAGGACGCCGGTTGTGACGATGTCGCGCAGCACAGGCGGATACACGTCGATTTCGTCGCCGAGGTTCAGAGCCACGCCGATGTTCAGTGCGCCCTTGGTTTCAAGGCTGATCGCCAGGCCGGTCAGGTGCCGGGTGACCGGTTTGGCGTCGTCGATCAGGCGTTCCAGCTCCTGATACATCTCTTCGGTGATGCCGGTATCGAGGACACCAACCTTTAAGGCAAAGGTTCCGGGTACGCCTTGAGGCACGGTGTTGAACCACTCGATAATCTCGATCAAGTAGCCCAGCGGTTCCACCACCCGCCGCAGCGCACCGATGGTGCCTTTGCGGGCATGGATGAAGAACGATGCCCGAATGGCGCTGCGCTTAACCGTCTCGGACCAGCTCAGGTCCCAACGATCCACCGACCAGGCCCACGCCAACTGCGAGAGCAGGTGCGCCGGACAGGTGTCGGGGTTGTACAGCGTGCGCAGGATACTGGCCGTGTCCTGGGTGTTGACCGCCTCCAGGCCGCGCTCCAGTGCCGTGCTGTTGATGGGGAGTAGGCTCGGCATGTCAGGTCCCCAGCTTAATGCTGTAGCCCGTGCAATACGCCGCTTGGGCTTGGGTCGGGGCTAGGTCCTGCCAACCCAGCAATTCCACCCGGGCCACACCTGCGACATGCAATTGCGCATCGATAGCCGAACGGGCGACCTCGACGCCCAATCGCTTGCGCGGGTTCATCCAGGCTTTGAACCTACGTTCTGCCTCCGCCAGCGCGGCATCGCTTTCCGGGCCCGGGCCCTTCATGTGCAACACGGCATCCACGCGGTAGCACAGCACCTGGGCACTCTGCACCGTGACCCGATCCGCCACCGGCCGCACATCATCATCGTTAACGGCCTTGGCAACAGCCGCGAGCAGCTCCGGCCCGGCGGTGCCATCGCCCTCCAGGCTCAGTACCGACACCGTCACGCAGGCAGGGGCCGGGCTTTCTGCTGATGCATCCGCCACCAACGCCGAGGCGTTGCGCGCATGCAGGATATAGCTGTTGCGTGGGCCGGCAGTGGTCAGCCCCTCATAGGCCAGCTGGACGCGCTCGCGCAAAGCGTCATCCGACTCCTTGACCTCCTCGACTGGTGGCACAGCCTGGGGATCTCCCGCCTGAATCAGCAGGCGCCGCAGGTTGACGTTGGCGGCCAGTTGATCCAGATCCGAGCCCTGAGCATGAGCCAGCAGCAGCGCCTTGGCCGCGTCGTTGATCCGGGCGCGCATCTGCATGTCGCCATAGGCCACCAGTTCCAATTGCTTGACGACCGGGTCACTCTCAAGCGCTGCGGTCCAGTTCTCACCCATCGCCAGACGAAACAGTGCCAACTTGCGCTGGTACAGCTCTTCATAGTCCAGGGGCTCCAGCACCTGCGGCGCCGGCAGTGCCGACAAGTCCAGCATGCTCATGCCGTTACCTCCAATATCGCGCTATTCCCCAGGTACTGACCCACCAACTGAAAGCTGATCTGCCCGCCCACCACTGCCACCACCTGCACCCGCTCCAGCTTCAAGCGTGGCTCCCAGCGCAACAGCGCCCGCGCCACCTCGGCCTGGACCGCGCTTTTCCAGCCGCCGGTCACCGGCAAGTCGACGTAGCGGCGCAGGTTGCTGCCGTACTCCGGCCGCATCCGGCGGCTGCCCAGCGGCGTGGTCAGAATGTCCTCGATGGACTGCCGCACATGCTCGATGCCGGACAGCGGCTGGCCGGTGCGGCGA